CAATCCAACGCCCTGGGCTAGTCCCGTTTTCAGCCGATTCAAAGTTTTTGATAAACGGTCTAAAGAAAAAGATGAGGGCAGAAAGATTTTGAGGGAAATTTATAAAGGGTTTTTAATTTCTTATCCTATCAAGCTAAAGTTAGAATTTTATCTACCGATTCCTAAGCACACCGCTAAAAGCACAAAAGAGGCTATGGAGGAAAAAAAAATCCCCCACCAAAAAAAACCAGATCTAACAAACTTGATTAAACTGGCGGAGGATTTATTGAAGGGTATTGTTATTGTCGATGATAACTTAGTAACGAAAATCGTAGCTCAAAAATACTATTCTCAAGAGCCTAGGACAATTTTCACTATCATCCCTTTTTAAAGTTTAGAATTTAGTATCATTGTATATATATTTAGAAATTTCTTTAAGAAGTTCTTGAGCTTTTAGATGAGAATTTAACGGCATATTTTCTTTTAAATTTTTTACCGCTTCTAATAGATCCTTTTTTACGTCGTAGAAAGTCCTGATGCTTAATAATTTTTCTAGAAGTTGTTTGTTACCAGATTCGAAAGCCTCAAGTATCTTTTTTTGCAGATCGGGTGTCAGAGCGGGGCTTTTTTTTCTGCCTCGCACGGCAATATTGGGGCTTTGATAAATCCTAGGCTCAATGTCAATGATCTGAGTTTTCAGCATGTGTGCAAAATTCACCAAGCCAAAATTGTTATTTATGGCTCTAGACAAATGAGCCTCTAACACGTGATGAACTCCATCTCTTGAAATAAATTTACAAAGGTCTTTTAACTGCCTTGTATTTGTTTTTTTATAACATAAATCCAAAATTTGGCTTATTGTTAGACCGTAAAAAAGCTCTTGTTTATCGCTTCTCGTAGCCTGATTATATTTATTTGTAAATCTCATAGCTTTCTCGCTTAAAAAATCAATTGTCATTAGGGTTTTCCTTTGAACTCTTCAAAAGAATACCTATAATAAAATATAAATACAATTATAACTTATATTTTAAAGTAGGAAAAAGTTGAACCTTTTTGGCGTAAATTTTATTTTACCATCAAAAGCAAATTTAAAGGACGCTATGAGCAAAAGAGAACAAGCTAAACTTATCATGAAAATGCTGCCGAAAATTAGAGAAGCTGAGGAAAAAGTGGTCATCCCCTGGGAAGAGGTAAACAAAGCTCTTAAAGCAGGGTGCTCAGGCCGTCAAATTGCCTCAGCTCTAAACATTTCTCCAGCGGTTCTATACTACAAAACAAAAATAGACCACCTCGAAGAATGGGAATCCTATAAACAACGCCACCACGACATGGGGATAAAAGAGATTTTAGAAACTCAGCACATGGTAGCAATCAAGTACAGAGACCGCCAAATGCTCATGTGGCTCGGTAAAGTAAGATGCGGACAAGTCGAGGCTAACCCGACCTCAGGACAAAAACACACTTCCAAAATTGAAAAAATATTCAGCCAGCTTTTTGACGACAACGAGGAAAAAGAGGAGGAGGGGGAATAACCCTCCCCATTTACAAGCTAGCCGTTTTCAAGCTCTCTGTGCTCTTCTACGTAGATATCCGCGTTAAACTGGCGAGTAAAAGACCTAAAACAGTATCTACAAGATAATGAGGAATATCGTCACCCATGCTAAGAGAATATTTCCCAAGCCTAAGCTGAACGTTTGTAAAACAGCCAGTTAAAAGCAAAGTCGTTAAAATAATTATAAAAAACTTCATAAATTTATCCTCATCCGTATTGTTCACTTGGATCTTCGCTTAAACTTTCCTCATAGCGTCTGTCCATAATTTCTTGAATTTCATGGGCTATCGAGTTAAACAAATATCTGATTTGTTCTTCAGACAGAAAAACCATTTCCCCATCTGCCCATTCGTAAATTTTATTAGACCAATCTTTGACTTCATATAAAGATAATTTAAGTTCTGATTCATCACAGATTAGACGATATTCCTCATTATCTTGTAGATAGTGCTTTAAGTTTTTTACTGTCCAGTTTAACTCTGATAAAAAATTTATCTCCCAGCAATTTATTCTCATGGAGCTCCCTTTTGTTTTGTACCCCCCCAAGAGGGGGGGCTTGGTTATTGGTTTTCGATTACTAAAAGTTCGAGTGAATTCAAATAACTACCAGTATATAAATAAAGGCGTCCATCGTATTCGATGCTATGAGCTAAGTTATTGGGTAGGTCTGCTTTGCTGTTTTTAGGATTGTCGTAGAACTGCTCAAGATTATAATAACTAGCATGGTCTCCTTTTCTTTGATTTTCTTCTAAATACTTAAAAACGAAGCCTTTAAATTCCCATGGGTGTACACCATTTATAAACCGCCCCCATTCTTTCCACTTTATAAAAAGCTTTTGAATATCTTCAATTATTGGAAAATTAGACCAAGTTGCTTCCCACTCTAAGAAATTTGGGTCTATTAAATCTCTTTCTGAAAAGAAATTGAAAAAATGATCTTTTAATAATTGTCGTCCTGCTTCCGTGTCAATAAACTTACTCATGGAGCTCCCTTTTGTTTTGTACCCCCCAAAGGGGGGCTTGGTTTGTATTAAACGATTCGGATAGGTTCTGAACGGACAATGTTAAAAGTTACGCCCTCCATCATTTTATTAAATAAAATTTTTTCGTTTATGTTTTTTACTTGCCAGTCGTTTAATTTGCCTTCATGGGTTTCTAAAAATCTTTTTAGGTCTTCGTTGTTACATTTATCTGGACAAGAAGTTTTAACGTGATTGTTTTCGTCTCGAACTAATACTTTTGCTAAATAATAAACACTTTTTTTCGGGGCACACCATTTTTCAGTCCTAGGGTCTTTTGTTTGATATACAAAACGATCACCGTTTTTATTAGACTCAATCCAGTAGCGTTGCTCTGTTCTCATCCGATAACCCCACGGATAGTCTTGTACAGTGTAAGCAGTTTCTTCGTTAACGTGATTGTATAGATAGTTTTTCATGATGCTTCCTTTATTGTAATTGTACCCCCCAAAAGGGGGGCTTAGTTATCTATAGAACTGATTTATAAAATTCTTTCGCGCTTGAGTGTACAAGTATTTCAACTGTCTTGTAATTTTTTTCAACAAGGTAAAAATTTACAAGAATGGAATAGTCATTTGAAATTTTGCACTGGCGAATTTTTGTTCCTTGTCTATCCTCAAATACTTTTCTACATGACGAATTTATTTTACGACCGATAAACTTAGAAAGCCTTTGAAAAAAACCTTCTAGATTTTCGTAATTATATTCGTCTGCTATTGATTCAATTTCGAAAACTTCTTTAGCAAGCTTGAAAACGTCGAATTGACCGTTTACTTGTTCCTCATACTCTTCTAAATAAAACTCAAGAAAGTGGGTAAAATCGCCCTTTATTTGTTTAATGAGTGTAGCTATCCATTTCTCTTCATCTGTCCAAGTGTCGCTCATAAAATGCTTCCTTTATTGTAATCGGCAACTATTCGAAATTTCCGAATAGTTCAAATTGTACCCCCCAAGGGGGGGCTTGGTTATTGGTTTTAAGATACTAAGCTTTTGAGTTCATCTAAGTATTTTTTAGTATACTTCCATTGTCCGTCTACGTTTTTAACGCTTTTTTCTAAGCCAAAGAACTCTAGTTCTTCCTTGTCTGGGAAGTCGTCAATTACTTCTAAATATTCCTCAAAATTGGGATAAATGTCCTCGTTGTTGCCTTTTGACAAGTGCGATAAAACTTCAGTTGAGAAAGTGCAAGTCTTGTGTTTTGACCAGTTTTTATAAAGTAAAGCGTAATCATCTAGACAAAACTCATACGACCACTCCGACATATATGCTAAAAAATTTGGGTCAACAAGTATCTCGTGATCTTCAAAAAAATATTCTTTGAGTAGTTGCTGATCTGCTTCGTCAAGTATGTGCTGCATTGTGCTTCCTTTTTTGTGTTATCATTATATGTGAAAGCTTAATTTATTTGCAAGAAATTAAACCGTTTAATTTTCTTTATTGTAATTGTAGCCAACAAATTAACCCCCCCTAAGAGGGGGGCTTGGTTACACAGTAATAAGAGGGGATCTTCGCTCATCTTCAACAAAATTTTTCGGGATCTTCTAGATCTCTTCTTTCAATGTCAAAAATCTGACTGAATAAAAGAACTCCGCTTTCGTCGTTGTCTGAACAGGTGTCAATAACTGTGTTGCAATAAGTGATAAAATTTTCTTCAAATTCAGTAGACGGGGTAGCGAATCCCCATATAACATTCTCTGGAAAAAGAAGATCATCACCTTCATCTTTCAAGTAGAAATCATAGAGTCTGTCTAAATCAAGCTGATATTCAATTCTGTTTTGCCAAGTTCCTTTTCTGTAAGCTACGTATCTGTTCCTAAACTTTCTGCAAGTTTTTAGAATGATTGAGATTTTCGGATCTTTGATAAACTCTTCATGTGTCAGTTTCATAGTGTTGCCTTTTTGCTTCCTTTTTTTTGTTGTCATCATCATATATCGAAGTCTTAATTTCTTGCAAATAAATTAAACGCTTTAATTCTTTTTATTTATATTTAAATTAACTCAAGACTATGCTACAATCAATTTAAGACAAAAAAAAGGGGTGATTTTGCAAGAGCTTTTTTCGAAAAAACAAAAGCTAAGCTTCAAAGAATCAACGGCTAAAATAAACATTTGGCAGGGTGCAGTTCGCTCGGGTAAAACTTATATAAGCCTCTGGCGATTTCTCAAAGAAATACTCGAGAAAAAAGACGACGAGGGCGATTTTCTTCTATTAGCACGCACTTACGACTCAATCAAGAGAAACATACTTCCCTTGTTAAATAGCCTGATCGGTAGCGACTGCAAGCATTTTTTTGGGAAGCGTGAAATACATATATGGGGGCGAGTCGTTCACTTAATAGGTTGCGACGATGAGCGGGCAGAGAGCAAATTGAGAGGAATGACCGCTCTCGGTGCTTATGTAGATGAAGCTACAATTTTACCCGAAACAGTTGTAAAGATGCTCGTCAGCAGGTGTGCAATGGGCTCTGCTCGTATATTTATGACTACAAACCCCGATTCGCCATTTCACTGGCTC